ACGAAAACCAACACGCTGAGATCTACGCGACAGAAACTTCAGACAGAGCTTTCGAAGAGGAAGTTATGTTATCTGGATTCGCTAACGCTCAAGTAAAACCAGAAGGTTCAGGAGTAGTTTTTGATAACGCTCAAGAAACTTTCACTGCAAGATACACTATGGAAACTGTGGCTCTTGCTTTTGCGATTACTGAGGAAGCGGTAGAAGATAACCTGTATGACAGACTGTCAAGCAGATACACAAAAGCATTAGCTAGAAGTATGGCTAACACTAAGCAAGTGAAATCTGTGGCTCCGTTGATAAACGGTTTCACAACTTTCAATTCAGGTGATAACACTACGCTGTTTAACACAGCTCACCCGACAATTGCTGGTACAGTGTCAAACACTTTAGCTACTGCAGCGGACTTAAACGAAACTTCATTAGAGCAGTCATTAATTGACATTGCAGCGTTTACTGATGAAAGAGGTTTAAAAATTGCAGCCAAAGGAGTAAAAATGATTGTTCCTTCTGCGCTACAATTCCAAGCTGAAAGATTGATGAAATCTGAAGGCAGAGTCCAAACAGCTGATAATGATATCAACGCTATCAGATCAATGGGAATGGTTCCTCAAGGTTACAGAGTGAACAACTTCTTAACTGATCCAAATGCGTTTTACATCATTACGGATGTTCCAAATGGAATGAAACATTTCATTAGAACTCCAATCAAAACAGCGATGGAAGGTGACTTCGATACTGGTAACCTTAGATTCAAAGCTAGAGAAAGATACCAATTTGGTGTATCTGACTATAGAGGAATCTTTGCATCACCAGGTGCGTAGTAACTAATTTTTGAGGCCGGACATAGTTCGGCCTCAATTAAAAAATAGAAAGAAAAAATGCACCCTAAACAATTCAGAGTTAAAATTTCTGCATATCAATATCATGCAGATTTTATTATAACTTCTTTAGATGGCCCAATAGATATCGAAAATGCCATAGTTGACAAACTAGGAAAAAAAGATATAAAATGGGACTATCTTGGAGAAATGATGGACCCCAAGGTAAATCGAATAACCTATGAGGAGGTTATGAATGGAGGAGATGATGTTACATCTACAAGACCTTTACAAGAAGAAAAGAGGTCTGGATCTCGAATGGGAGCAGGAACATCTCAAGGAGGGTAGGTATACCCTTAATATGGTTAAGATTGACAGACAAGTCAAAGAAGTTCTTACTCATATAAAAACTGCAGAGGCTAAAAAAGAGCATATGCAGAATAAGATTGAGGAAGTAGCCCCACAAGTTTCTGTAGCAACTTAATAAAAAGCTACATCGTTGGAAAAACCAATCCACATTGCAGGCCCTCTTGCGCTCTACTTAAAACTACTATATAAACTAATTACTATACAATTATTTATCGATATATAGACGCGTATAGTCGACGGCCTAGAGACTATATATCACTAACTAGGAAAAGGAGAAAATTATGGCAGGAACACACTTTAGAAATCCGGTAATGTTTGCTGGATTAGCTAAAAACACTAAATGGTTTAAGGATTTACCAGTAGACAATAATCCTAACTTTACATGTTATAAAGATGATTTTATTTATAACACTTTGCCTTCATCACAATGGTCAACATCTATTGCAGATGGTGGAGCTTCAGCAGGAATATCTAATGAGGTAAACGGAGCAGTAACTTTAACGTCTGCAAACACAACAGACAATAATGGTTTAGCTCTTGTTAAAACTCAAAATACTTTTCAAGCTGTAGCTGAAACTAGAGATAGCACAGGAGCAATCACTAACCCGGGTACAGTTATTTGGTACGAAGCGAGAATTAAAAATAATGACGCTAATGCTACTGACTACGGTACTGGATTAGTTGAAACTTTTACTGGAACTTCTGGATGGAGATCTGCAAACAGAATCTCTATTGAGTCTAACAACGGTGAACAGTTTTACAGATTTGTAACTAAAAATGCGGATGGAACAAATCAAGTTCAATACACTGCATACACTATTACAGACGATGGGTATGACACTGTAGGATTTAGATGTGATAGAGCAGGTAAAGTTGAGTTTTTTGTAAACAGAGTTTTAGCAGCTACTGTTACGTCAAACATCAACACTGATGATATGCAAATGTTTGCAGCTTCTGTATCAGCATCTGCATCAGGACAAAGAATAACTTCATTAGACTATATCACTTGTACAGCTAACAGAAATGCAGCTGAACTTATTGGTAATATCTAATAAATAATTATTGAGGGCCTTCGGGCCCTCATCAATTTTAACGGAGAAGAATATGATTACAAACGGCAATAGTGGAGACATATTTAATGCAAATGTAACCACAGAAAATAAAATTGTAAAATCAGGAAGAACAAGAGCTATGGGTGTTGTATTAAATACTACCGCCGCTTCAGGTGACTTTCATTTAAAAGATGGAGGAGCTTCTGGCACGGTGAAATTTAAATATAAAACTAGTGGAGTTACATCTGGCGGAAGCCCTATTGTAATAAATTTCCCTGGTCCTATTTTATTTGAAACAGATTTATGCGTAGCTTTTACAACTGAACATGTAACAGTTTGTTCTGTGTTTTATAACTAGGAGTTTAAATGGCCAACACTACTTCTGGCACTACAACGTTTGATAAAACGTTTTCGATTGATGAGATAATTGAAGAGTCTTATAACCGACTCGGTCAATTTGACATGAGCGGTTATAATTTAAAAACCGCTAGACGTTCTTTAAATATTTTATTTCAAGAGTGGGGCAATAGAGGTCTTCATTTTTGGGAAGTAGCTAAAACTAATATAACTTTAGTTGATGGTCAAAACGAATATAAAATTTTTAGATCTACAGCCGACGGTAATTCAAACGGAGTTACAACAACGCTTACGGCTGCAATAGCTTCTACCAGCGCCACTACTGGAATTACTATTGCTTCTAAAGATCGTATGCCTGATGTTGGAACCATAAATGTTGGATCAGAAAATATATCTTATACTGGATTTAATTCTTTAGAGCTCACTGGAGTAACAAGAGGAGTAAACGGAACTACGGCTGCTACTCATTCAGATGGAGCTGCTGTTACAAATTTTGTAAATCAAGCTACAGAAATTTTAGAAATGTCTTACAGAAATTCTTCTAACGTGGATTCCCCTTTAGAAAAAATTAATAGGTCTCAGTTTCAAGCTTTGTCTAATAAGTCTTCTACAGGCCAACCTTCACAATATTTTGTTCAAAGATTTGTAGACCACATCTTAATTACTTTATATTTAACACCTGGTTCTACAGAAAATGGAAATGCTATAAATTTTTATTATGAAAAAAGAATACAAGATGCTGGTGCTTATACGAACGCTACTGATGTTCCATATAGATTTGTGCCTTGCATGGTTGCAGGATTAACATATTATCTATCTATGAAATATGCAGCACCAAGAATACAAGAATTAAAATTAATTTATGAGGATGAATTAGCAAGAGCTTTAGAAGAAGATGGTTCTTCATCAAGTGTATACATTGCTCCTCGAACTTACTATCCGAGTATATAATTATGGGAAATTTATCAAAAGGAAAATACGCATTATTTATTTCAGACCGATCGGGTTTAGCTTTTCCGTATCGTGAAATGGTCAAAGAATGGAATGGTGCAAGAGTCCATACTTCAGAGTATGAGCCTAAACAACCACAATTAGAACCAACACCTTATTCAGCAGATCCGCAAGGACTTCCACATCCAAGACCTCAACAATTTAATTTACTGACTGGCGGTGGTGGAGGAATTATTGCTAATTTAACTTTGCCTGGAGATTTTGGGTTTCAAACCGTTACTGATAATAGCATGACACCTGCAAATCCAAATACAGTTAACAATGCGAGACAAGCATTAATGCAAATAGGGAGCGTAACAATTACTATATCATGACATACGATGAATTAAAAACAAAGATTAGAGACTACACTGAAGTGAATAGTAACGTTTTAACCGACACTATTGTAAATGGTTTTATTGAAGATGCAGAATTTAGAATTTTAAGAGAAGTAGATTCCGATAATAACAGAAGATATGTCTCAGCTAATTTAATAGCGGGTACCAGATTTATAGACACTCCTACCGATTTATTGGTAATTAGATCTGCTCAAATTGTAGATACGGCCCTGCCCTCTACTGATCAAAATAGAGATTTTTTACAGTTTAGAGACACTAGTTTTATGTCCGAATTTAATCCGACAGCAGCTCAAGGGGTGCCTAAATATTATAGTAACTGGGATGAGACCCGAATAGTGGTGGCTCCAACTCCAGATCAAACTTATACTATTCAGTTAAATTATATCTTGAAACCATCTGGATTATCGAGTACAGTTACCACTACATACTTAAGTACAGAATTTCCCAATGGCTTATTGTATGCATGCCTAGTAGAGGCTTACGGATTTTTAAAAGGACCCGTTGACATGCTCCAGCTTTATGATAAGAAATACATTGAGGCTGTCAAAGGATTCTCAATAGAACAAATGGGAAGACGAAGACGAGATGAATACCAAGCAGGTGTTCCTCGAATAGGAAAACAGTAAGGAGAAAACTATGGCTATAACACAAGCGATTGCAAACAACTTTAAAAAATTACTATTAGAAGGTGACTCTAATTTTTCACAATCTAGTGGTGATAAATATAAGTTAGCTCTTTATACTTCTTCAGCTACTCTAAACTCAGCAACAACTTCTTTATTAACTAGTGCACCAACTAATGAAGTTACATCATCTAACTATTCAGCTGGTGGCGGCGCACTTGTTAACAACCCAACTTCTTTAACAGCTGGTGTTGCAAGAGCAGATTTTGCTGATCTGTCATTTCAAAACGTTACTCTGACAGCAAGAGGAGCTTTAATTTACAACACATCATCTGCTACTACTAACTCTGCAGTTTGTGTTTTAGATTTTGGAGGAGATAAAACAGCAACTTCAGGTACGTTTACAGTTCAGTTTCCAGCGCCAACATCAACAGCAGCGATTTTAAGAATCTCTGGTTAATTAGGAGGTAAACTCCTATGGCATCAGGAACTTGGGGTACTGGCTCTTGGGGTCAAAACCAATGGAACGATACAGCTAACCCAACATTCACAGTTACGGGTAATGCCCTTGCTGCATCTTTGGGCACTCTTGGAATGCAAGGAGATGTTAGTGTTTTAGTTACGGGTAATGCTCTCACTTCAGCTTTAGGCACTTTAGGACATCAAGGAGATGTTAGTCCTTCAGTTACAGGTAATGCTCTCACTTCAGCTTTAGGTAGTGTAGATCATCAAGGAGATGTAACAATAATTCCAACAGGTCTTGCACTTACAGGCGCCTTGGGAGATGAGTCAAGCTCAGCAGAAATTAATGCAGGTTGGGGTAGACAAGAGTGGGGACTTCAAGGTTGGGGTATAGCAGGCACTCTTATTGCTACTGGTAATTCTTTATCGACAAATTTAGGCACCCTTGGAATGCAAGGGGACGTAACAATAATTCCAACAGGTTTAGCACTTACAAATACTTTAAATAGCGTAGTCGCCACAGGTCGAGCTGAAGTCGATGTAACAGGTTTTGCACTTACAAATTCTTTAGGTACAGCAGATGCTGGTCCTGATGCAATGTTAACAGGTATTGGGGCCACTATGGGTCTTGGTGCTGTTGAAGCCTTTAATAATGAAGGTTGGGGCAGACTTGGATGGGGAATAAACGATTGGGGAGATGCTGGTAGTTCCGTACAAGTAGACGTGACTGGAATTGCCATGACGTCAGCTCTAGGAAGTTCTACAGAAGTTAGTGGTGGTGCAACCATTGTTGCAAATACTTTAAACGTAGCTCAATTAACTTTAGGTGTTGTTGATCCTGCACCAGATGCAATGATTATCGGTGAACCAATGATTGCATCTCTAGGTACTCTTGGAATGCAAGGAGATGTTTCTCCTAGTGTAACAGGCCTATCAATGAGTGCTAATTTAGGGTCTGCAACGGTAGATTTAAATACACCTGTAGATGTAACTGGAATAGGCATGACTTCTAGCCTTGCTTCTGTAACCGCCTTTACTGACGTTACTGCAACATTTACTGGATTTGGCTTGACTATGAATTTAAACAGTGCTAATGCTTTAATCTGGAATGAGGTTCCTACAGGGAATGCACCAATAGACCCACCTGGATGGTTGGAAGTCGTTGCATAAAGGGTTTGACACAAACTCTTTATTTTAATAAAATAAACGGTATAAGGATTTTAATATGGCGAATTCAACATCAGCAAATTTAAAACTTACAGTACAAGCAACTGGAGAAAATTCAGGAACTTGGGGACAAATTACAAATACTAACCTTTTAATTCTAGAACAAGCTATTGGTGGTTTTACAACTTTTAACATAACTAACGCAGCTAGATCTTTAACTTTTACCAATGGTGCCGTATCTAACGGTAAAAACGATGTTATTAAATTAACAGGAACTTTAGCTTCTAATCTTACTGTTAGTATCCCAAATTCAATTGAAAAAACTTATCAAGTTCAAGACGCATGTGATCATGCTGGAAACACTTTAACTTTTAAAACAGCATCTGGAACAGGTGTCTTATTATGTGAAGGAAATAATTACACACTATATTCAGATGGAACTAATGTAGTAAAATTATCTGAGCAAAGAAACTGGAGAGTAGTTTCTGCAGCTGAAACAGTTCAAGCTGGTGCTCAACTTTTAGTAAATACAAACGGCGGAGCAGTTACAATAACTTTACCAGCATCACCGTCTACGGGAGATGAAGTATCATTCATGGACCAAGGTTATGATTTCAATACTAACGCATTGACTGTTGGTAGAAACTCTTCTAATATAGCTAATGCAGCATCTGATCTTGTTGTAAACACACAAGGTGCTGGTTTTAGTTTAGTTTATTCTGGAGACGCAACAACAGGCTGGAGCTACAGGGAGAAATAATATGTCAAACTACGAAGCAACAAAATACGATTTTTCTGGAGCAAATCTTACTGGTATCGAAGGAATTCCTACAGCCACTATTGTGCCATGGTCTTCTTCTTCAGTGCCAACAGGTTTTTTAGAATGTAATGGTCAAGCTGTTTCAAGATCAACTTATTCTGCATTATTTGCAATTGTAAGCACAACTTACGGATCTGGGGATGGTGCATCTACATTTAACGTGCCTGATCTACAAGATAACGTTGCTGTTGGAAAATCAAACAATAAAGCTTTAGCTTCTACTGGCGGAGCGAATAACGTATCAATTACAGCTACAGGTAACGTTGGTGGATCGACTGCCAATGCAACTTTGTCAGTCTCTCAACTTGCTCCTCACTCACACCCAGGTGGTGGTAACGCAATCAACAACTCACCAGGATCTTTTCCAGCTAGACCTCCAGCATATTTTTCACCTGCAAGTACAGGTGGTGCAGGATCTGGTAATGGACACTCACACAACATGAGTGCCAACTTTACTGGAGATGCAGTAACGGGAGCGATACTTCAACCATATTTAACAATAATATATATTATTAAGACGTAGGAGAAATTATGGCAACAAATTCACATTGGACAGTAATATTTGAAGACAAAGCAATTAGAAGTCAATCATTAGGAATTACTTATGTAATAAATGATGATGCTTTTTGGAATGATTCAAAGTGGTCTAATATTTGGGCTATTCAATATGTTGATGATAATCATGACTACAATGATAGCGTAGAGTTTAAAGATGATACCCCTCATGCAACATGGACTAATTCTGGATTAGGTGATTTTAGATCTCAGTTTGTTTCAAAATGGGATGCTGCGCATTTATCTCAATTACAAGCTACTTGGGATGCAGATGTAGAGAGAACTTACGACGATGAAGGTAACGAGACTTCTGTTGAAAGTGAAGCAGATCAAATAGCTAGAAAAGGTGCAAGACCTACTTCTTTTTCTTCTTATTAATCCTCACAATTTAACCAACCTGTCATAATATACTTCTCTCCTTTTAAAGGTGGATTACCTCTATGCACAAAAGGATAACCAGCGGGCCAAAAAACAATTCTCCCTGTTTTAGGTTTAACTCTAACTGATTGATGTAAAAATTCAGTTTCACCTCCCTCTTCAACATCATTTAAATATATGGTATATACAATCACTCTGTGAGAGTTGTCTCTTTTCGAACCATGTTCAATATGCCAAACATGATAACCTTGTGTGGGTAGTGTTTGTTGTATTTTCATAGGCACAAATTTAAAATGACTGTAGTAATCTTTCAATCCTGTATTATCAATATAACGTTGTAAAGCTAAATCAAAATTTATAAAAAGAATTTTAAAATCATCTATCCAAGTATTTATAGAAACTGAAGTATCATTTTTTTGCGTAACACTTGCTTTTTCCGATTGTAATCTTTGATAAGCTTCACCAAAAGCTGCTTTTTCTTTAAAATATTTAATAGCTTTGTGGCATTCTGTTTCCATAATAAAATTATCACATATACCAATGTGATTCTGCATAGTAATTATTTTTTCATTCATTTTTTTAAAATATTATTAATATAATCAGTGTCTTCGGGTGATTCTTTCATTTTTGTATTTTTAAGATAAACATCATCTCTGTGATGTACAAATGGCCCGTGTTGATCTACATAATGCATAAAAAGTTGTGCCATGCCATCTCCTTGATATAGACCTGGTCTTGCATGTTCGTCCTCTACACCTAAATAAATTAAAGCATCACCAATTGGTATTTCTACTTTCTTACCCCCTACAATTATAGGCCAATCATCGGTTTTATTTATACAAGCGGTTATGCTTATTTCACAAGCAGGTCTATCCGTATGTTTTAAAAGCTCTGATCCAAAACCGTAATATCTCCAGTAAGAAGCTGTTGTAAATAATTTAAGTCCACTTTCTTTTTCTACTAAATCTTTTTTAAGATCTAAAAATGTGGTCATTAACGAATCGTCGTAAAAGGCACTACAAAAAGACGGTTCTGCTCTTTGATTTTCTATTGCACTAGGATCCTTTATTGCATTTAAACAATATTTTTGTAACAATTTTAATTCATCAGAACTAAAAAAATTTTTAATTAGTTTGTATCTAAAATTTTTTCTTATGACAGCCATGCTACAATACTATATCTAGTTCCTTTAATTAATGGTTCTATCGTATGAGGGTATAAAAAATTAGAAGGAAAAGCAACAAGGGTTCCTTTTTTTAATGCTACTCTTTTTATTTCCTTGTTTAAAAGTTGATTTCCAAAAACTAAATCTGATCCTTCATAGTCTTCATTTAAATTAATAATAATACTTAAAGATCTGGGTGAAGCAGCTCCATCATCTGTATGAAAAAGATATTTACCTCCCGGGGTATATTTTAAAAAATCAACTTGTGTTAATCGTGTTGCTGCAACTTGTGGAAAAAATATTTTATATTGTTGATAAAAATTAAAAACCTCATCATATACTTTTTTAAAATATATTTGCTCAGAAACAGTTTTTTGCGTTAAAGTTTTTCCATGCACATTTCTATATTGTTTATCCCCACCTGTTGTTGCTAATCTTTCTGTGCATATTTTTTCTGCATACTGCAAACATCTTTCACAAAATAAATCAGGAACCATTTTATGATAAACCATTATTGCATCTTCAAATTTTCCTGTATTCATATTTTTCTCGTATTAAAAGCTATAATAATTCTTTCTTCATTTTTTTGCAAGGGTTTTACTTCGTGGGGTATGTGAGAGGGATATAACAATAAATGATTTTTTTTAAAAGAATGTTCATAGGCTTCAAACGATGGACTATAAAAAATAGTTTCTTGAGCCGCATTACTTTTTAAATATATAATTCCTGATTTACCTATAGGGCCATGAGCATGAACCGAATGACTTTCTGATTTTTGATAGAACTGTGCCCAGTTATTATCCAACAACAGTTTGTGGTCATCTAGTATTTTTATAATTTGTTTTTTTAAATTTTTTAAGAGGGGTAAACTTAAAATATTGATAGAATCAAAAGTGGTTCGCATTGTGAATCCATCGGCTTTGTTTGTTGTTTTCAACATAGTTTCTATTTGAATAATTTCTTCATCCGTAATCTTTAATTCATACTCATAGAAACTTTGATCAAAAGGGTCAAATTTATTCACTTTGAATTAATCTCCCAATATCTGGCAACCACGCATATTTTAATGAAGATTTTTTCATCATCCATTTAAGATCATATAAATCCTCTACCACAACATGTCCTGGAAAATTTAAACTTGTATTTAATAACATTCCATCATTTTTACTTAACAATTCATGATAATGTTTATTTTGTTTTTTATTAACAGTGTGCACTCTGCTTAATTTATTTATTGAAGAAACACTAGGTAAATTTTGTTTAGTGTTAAAAACATACAACATATACGGAGATGTTGTATTTTCCATGTAAAAATAATTATTTGCTTCTTCTTCAGTTACACTTGGAGAGAAGGGCCGATACCATTCTCTTTTTTTAATTGCGTTAACCTTTGACACAGCATCTTTATGAAAAGGGTTCATCAACAAAGAACGATTACCGAGAGCCCGTTGACCTTGTTCAGATCTACCCTGAAACAAAGCTACTGGAGTATCTTTTATTATATGTGAAATTTTACTGCTATCGGCTTCTACAATTTTAAAATCTTTAAACAATATTTCAAGAAATTGATAATCAGGTGGTGGTCCTAGATATACATCATTTATTTGTTTTATATTGCCTTTTAAATAATGATTTAACTGTCCTAAAGATATTCCAGAATCATTGCATAAAGGATCTATATTAAAATTTTTATTTAATAAATAATTAGTATTACATAAAATGTTTTGTGCTATGCCTCCAGTATAATTAGTATTTTCTTTTGGAATTAATTTATCAATTTCTTTTTCAAAATTTTTTTGAAAGCTATATAAAAAATCTTGTGATCTTAAATCATGTATATCTTCTGTAAGTATAAAATCTTGATTTAAAGAAACTGTTTTTTTACCATATTGAGAAAGTGCCATAAGTTTTCCATGCATACCCATGGATTGTTGTTTAGTTAATTTAAATAAAGCAGACGTCATTCGATCATAACTAAAACCTATTCCAAAAGAATCTTTGTAAGTGCAATTAAAATTTTCATCATAAATAGATTCCGATTCAATTAAATTTTTTTCAGGAATATAGACACCTCCCCCGTCAAAAGTTGCATAATTTTTATTTGAACCTAAACTTACTTTAGAACAATAAGCATGCCATAAATGGTGATGTCTACTTTTTAAAGTGTCATTAAAAACTATTTCAGTATTTTTATGTATTAAATCAAATCTTGTTAAATTAGTGTTAAACCACCATTTGTCGATGCTATTATCTGCATATTCTAAATCTGTAAATAAAATTTTGTCGAAGCGTATGTTTAAAGAACTTAAATGGTATAGTAAGTTGCCTGTGATATACGACTGCATTTTTTGTTTTGTAAATCTATCAATTTGACAATGCTCTATAAGTTCATTATCTTTTGTTATTGAATAGGCTCCATCATGGCCTAGGTGTATTGATAAGATATACATTTTTCGATCTTTCATTCTTTTAAAAACTATTATATAACACGTTTATGGCCTTAAAAAAAGTAGATTTTGCAGCTGGATTTAATAAACAAGGTGTCCCTTCAGCCCTTCCTGGAAAGTGGGTAGATGGTGATTTTGTGCGTTTTCGTTATACTGCACCAGAAAAAATAGGTGGGTGGTCTCAACTCACTGCTGCATCCAAAACATTACCAGGAGCAGGAAGAGCTCAAGTGGCTTTTACTTCTTTAGTTGGTGAAAAATATGCTGCTATTGGAACGTCTCAGGGTTTATTTTTATATTATGGAAATGATTTTTATGACATTACTCCTTTAGATACAGCCATCACAGGGTGCACATTAACAACAGTTAACGGATCAAATGTTTTACAAATTAATAAAGGTTCCCATGGATTAGCTGTTGGACGATACGTAACTTTATCGGCTGTCACAGTAACAGGTGCCTCAGATTATACACCTGCAGAATTACAAGTAGCTTATGAAATTTTAACTGTGCCTGATATAGACAAATTTACCGTTCAAGCTGTGCGAAACGAAGGCGGCTCTGGAATGACCGCAGTTGGATCTGCAACTGTAAATCCTTACGTTGAAGTTGGACCAACCACTCAAACCGTAGGTTATGGATGGGGTACATCGACATGGGGAGATAGTACATGGGGCACTGAACGAGCTACAAGTAATGTAACTTTAGATCCAGGAAACTGGAGTCTTGATAATTTTGGAGAAGTGTTAGTGGCCACAATATTTAATGGAGAAACTTTTACATGGGATGCAGGTGCAACAAGTGCTCGAACGACAAGAGCATCTAAATCAACTTCTGGTTTTTCTACCTCAGCTAATCCAACGGCGACCAGATTTACTTTGGTATCTGATCGAGACAGACATTTATTTCATTTTGGCACTGAAACAACGATTGGAACTCCAGCCACACAAGATCCAATGTTTGTAAGATTTTCAAATCAAGAAGATTTAAATACTTATAATCCAACGGCTACCAACACTGCTGGAACTTTTAGACTTGATACAGGAAATAAAATACAAGCCGCTCTTCAAGGTAAAGATTATGTTTTTGTTTTAACCGACAATGCAGCTTACGTTATACAATTCGTTGGTCCACCATTTACATTTAGTGTTAGACAGGTTGGCACAAACTGTGGATGCATTGGACAACACGCAGCCTCTTATGTCAATGGAGCTATTTATTGGATGTCTAATGAAGGTGGATTTTTTATGTATGATGGTACTGTAAAAGCTCTACCTTGTTTAGTTGAAGATTTTGTTTTTACTACACAAAATGGAAATCTTGGATC